AGGAGAAATTGAGGTCCAAAATTCCTCAGCAATTCGAGGTTTAACAAATGCAAACTCATCAGCATATAGTAAAGATATAGACATACCACGTCCGGTATTATCTGTAGTTGTTGCAGACATAATACGACTGCCGTTATCAAAATCTATACTACCTTTGTTATAACTAGTTGCTCCTGCTTTTAAAAAATCTGGAAGAGTTTCGTATGTATAGCGAACTCTTTGCATAATTTCTTGGGCACCAGCAAACTTGTGTGCCGCTATAAGAATAGTAGTATCTGCAATAAACAACGCTCGCCAAACAAGATATGCCGCGGCACATGCTGTTTTACCCATTTGCCTTCCAAGCATATTAATACTATATCTATTTTCGTGATAACATTTTAATAAGTCACGCTGATAACGATACAATTTAAAAGGTATTTTACCCCTAACTGCATGTTGAACCCAGCAATGGTTATCTATAAAATGTATTGGGTCATTCGCACAAAGGGAGAGTTCACGAATTTGTTCATCCGTGAATCTCTCCAATTGATAAGGCGATTTAACAAAACTAAAATTAGGTCTGTTAGCCATGTATGCTACTCCTACTTCTTAGCTTTTTTAGTACTCTTCTTTGACATAATGCCTTCTGAAATAAACTTGCGGTATTCGCCAAGTGCTTTCTGAAATGACTCTTCAACATCATCAGCAGTGTGCATGCCCATTGGATTCTCTCCTTGGCCATCTGCACGATTGATGTAATCTGAATTACCAGCCCCTTGTCCAGGCGCACTAGGTAATTTATCAAATTCTTTTGGCTCGTCCATGCTAGTTCCAGCTGGAGAATTAGCTAATTTAGACTCGTCAATATTTCCAAGACCTGATAGTTTAAGTAGTCTATTCATATCATTAACATCAATTTCTGTACCTTGATATTTTGTAATAAGATCAGTTGTAGTAATTGCTTCTACTACTGGATCCGGAAGTCCTAATGATGTTTCTGGAATAATGTCATCATCTTTACCAATTGCTTCGCCCATGATTTCCTTGTATGCTTGTTTTGCTTCTTCATCACTCATACCCTGTGCTGAATATTCTTCAACAAACTCTCCCATGCTCATACTTTCAGCATCATCAATCATTTTGCTCTTTGATGCGCCTTCTGTAACTGCATCTCCGTTGGAATCATAATCCGGTCCAGATGTTACTCCGCTAATTCTTGCTTGTAATATGCGAGCAAGTTTTTGAAGTTCTTTAAATTCTTCTGTAGAAACTTCTTCTCCACTCTGGCTCTTTAGCATGGCCTTCCGGATTCTTGCTTGTAATATGCGAGCAGTCCGTGCCATGTCATCATCTTCTTTAACTGTTGCCTCTACTAATCCCATTTCTTTAGCGATTTGGTAGCGTAGTTGATCAGCGTCTCCTGGCTCCATGTCAGCACTGCCTCTGCGCCTTGCTTCATTGTCTACTTTACTAGCATTTTCTCTACCTAGCTTATCTAGATCTTTAAAGCCCATTCTGCCTTCTTCAAGTCCTGCTAATTCAACTATTCTGTTTATTTCAGCTAGGTCGAGCGTTTCTGACTCTTCAATTGACTCTTTAACCCAATTATCGCCATTCTCGTCAGCACAATCACATTCACATGATGTAGATGCAGGCTTATGCATTTCGTCTCCGCAATGCTTACAGACCATCTTATCTTTAGCTTCTACTACTTCTTCAGCTTCGTTCTTTTTTTCATCTTCGTCTTCGTCTTCGTCCTTGTCGGCCCAATCAGGAATGCCATCTCCGTCAGCATCTGGCTTTTTAGCTTCTGTTGGTTGTTCTTCTTCACCTTCTGATGCACATGCACCCATTAATGGAGCTTCATCTTCACCGGCTTCGTCATCAGTTGGAATTACCATTGGTAAGTCTTCAATGTCGCCACCATCAATATCAGCATCTGGTGCGTCCAGGACAGGTGTATCATTAACTTCAATACCTGCTAGTTTTAACATGTTAGTAATCATATCTGCTTGCTCTGGCGCTACTTTAATTTCAGTTGGAGTATTAACTGTTAACGTAACTTCTTCTCCACCTTCAACAACTGCGTCATCACCCATGTTGTCCCATGCTTCTTCAATACCTTCTTTGGTAATTCTTACATTTTCATTTACTTGAGCTAATGCAACTAGGTCCTCACTCTTAACGATAGGAGTGAAACCATTAATTGCTTCTAAAACTCTCTTAATATCACTATTATCAGCCATTAGTTTGTTTCCTTATTTGCTTTAGTTAAAGGACTATCTGAAACTGATTTATCGTTTAGAATTGGTCCTGATGCTTTAACATTTGTATCTTTAGTTAAAACTACTTTTCTACGGTCATCTTTGATCGCATCATCAACAAGTTCTGCAACATATTCGTCGCCAGCTACATCTTTAGCCGCAACTGGATTTGCTTCATTGTCTGAATATTCTGTTCCTGTAATTGCTTCATATTCTGCATCCGATTCTGGTTGCATTTGAGATTGCATTAAAGGATCATCGTGGCTAAATGCTCGCAAAGTACCTTCAGGAATTCGTAGAATTCCTCTAAGCTCATCTTCTAGCATAGTTGTTTGTATTGGTAATCTAGTTGTACAATCAATTACAACAATTTCATGTCCGCCATATGATGGAAAATCAGGTGGCAGTGTTTGTAACATAAGTTTTTCCGGTCTTCCAACTTCTAACGCATCATACTTCTTCATATGGCGTTCAATAGTTTCAAGTTGTTTCTCGCTAGGCGAGAAGACCATCTTTACACGGTATTTGTGTTCCCGTTGTAGTTGGTTAATGTATTCTAATAACGTGGGCATAATTATATCTCCTCATATACACTTATTTATTGTGACCCACACGATTTAAGATGGCTTGCACTAGATCGTTACGGTTAGCAATTACAGTTTCATCAGCATCAATGATATTATCATCACTTTTATCTGTTTGGTTTAATCTAGCTTTTTTAAGCTGTAATTCAACCATTTTCAACTTTTTCTCTAACTTAGATGTTTTAGCATCAACTGATATCTTTAATAACTGGGCGGCTACTTCAAAAACTTTTCCAGCATTTCTGTCATCAACATTAAATCCTAAATCCATCAATCTATCACTTTGTTCTTCTGCTTTACTAGCAAGTCCGTCTAATTCTCTCTCCGATTGCGCCATATCAGTAACAGTAGGAAGGGCCATATCAATACGGCTAGCCATGTCTATTACTGCCTGAGCTGATCTAATGTCATCAGCTATACTAGGCTCGATAAGCACATCTGGAAGTGTGTTGTTTTTTAGCTCAGTGTCTGTCTTTTCTTCATCTACTTCGGGAGAAAAGCCAAACACTTCTTCTAATTTCTTAGTCATGCATATACTTATGACAATAGAAGTACTAAGTGGCTCGGAATAGACTTAAAATGTGTTACTTTCGTCTAGTACGAGTCGGACTTGCTTTATTAAACAAGTGTTCTTCTGTTATTATACGGAATTGACAGCCCATACTTTTGCACCAAGCTCTGGCCGCTTCCCATTTAGCCATATTAAGCACTACTGCCATTTTTTCTTTTTGACTACGGGCTGATTCTAATGTAACCTGGGATCTAGGTTTAACTTCAATTAATTCTGCTTTACGAGAGTTGCCTTTACCTTCATATGTAATTAAAAAATCAGGGACGTATGTTGTCTGTTTTCCTGTAAATGGATTTCTATATGGTATTCGAACTACTTCACTTCCCCAAGATATAATATTAGGATTATTATCACAAAATCTCATAAAGGTTAATTCCCAGCCACTTCGATAACGCGGAGAACCTTTACCTGTGTACTTGTCTTGATTGAGTACTGTATATAAACCTTGTTTAAAATTATTAGCCATGTTTAAGTGCCAGTTTCGGTTAATAGCGCCTCATCTGGATCCTGTGTAGTAATTAATTCACCTGCTTGAGTTGTATAAGCATAATCATAATTATTAACTCGAAACTCTCTTAATACAATTGGAGGAATAGCTAACTTTCCTTTTACATTATAAGAAATTCCATTAGGTAAATTATTAGAATTAATACTATCTAATATAGGTTGTGTGACTACTAATTTTCCAGTAATAGTTGCCTGAGTAATAATTGAATTAAAATCTAATCCTAAATCAGTACTTGCTTTCCATAGATTTTGCACAACATTTTCTGCTGGTGTTCTTCCTAATCCAAGTCCTAGTACCTTCTGTACAGCTTTATCAAATTGTACCTGTGGAATTATACTCATGTGCCTTTTCCTATCGACGATCTTACAATATTATCAGAGTTTTGTATTGATTTTCTCAAATCTTTATTACGGCTAAGGTTAAGTACTCGGAGTGCCTTTAGTTGTTCCTTTGAGGCGTTCTTTTTAAAAGCCGCTAGTTTTCCTGGACCGTGTTGTTCATCTGTTTGTTGAACTATTTTTACTATTTCTCTAGATTCTGTTGGACTAAGAGGAATCTTTTTATTTTTATTAACAGCATTAATAATTCTTTGTCCGTTTGTAGATATAACTTGTTCCATAGCAATACCAAGAGCTGGATCTGTTTTATCTGCAGGTTTTTTATCTAATTTATTAGTAGATACTATGCTCTCAGCTTGAGCCACTGTTTCTGTTCCATCTGCATTTTTTCTGATAACTGTCGCCTTTGTTCTAGTAGTTCTTCCAGTTATAATATTGCTTTGAGTTTCGTTTGGCTCAGGTGTTTTCGTAGCTTCAGGAGCCTTGTCAGGATCAAATTTTCTAATATAATTGCCTGGTTTTTGAATATCAACATTACTAAAGTTAGCAGTAGCAGTTTTATGCCAGGACATAAATTCATATCTAATAGTTAATGTCCATAATACAACATCACTTGATGAATAATCAACTGTGTCATGTTGAGCATCAACTACATAAGCATTATATAATGTATATTCTTTGGCGGCGTCGATGATCTCGGCGTCGTCATCGCCGTCTGAGCTAGGGTCGATGAGACTACCTCCAGATGTCTGATGCATTAATAATTTAACAGTCATAGGAGTATGATTTAAATTTTTAGAACCGTCTGTTGCATCAAATTGTCCTTTTACTGCATTGCTTATAAATTCTTCTACTTTATCATTTTGTTGATCATAAAATGATATTGTGATTGGTTCAAAATTCATTTTTGTTTGTATAACTGATTTATGGTTGTACTGGTTAACAACTTGACTATCAATAGTCCAACGTGGAAGTTCAAATGTTTTTAAAGTAAAAGAAGATGATATATCTTCTTGCTCGTCAAGAACAAAACTTGCAATCCATTGATACTTTAGATATGGAGAATTATCAGAAACAGTTCCTTCTGCTGTCTGAGACAAATTTCCAAATTGTTTAAATCCATAGTTGTTAAATGATCCCATTACAGTTTCTCCATTAATCGTAACAAAAGGGCCTTACGGCCCTTTTGCTTTATTCTAGTAAGCAAAACGTTGCCGTCTTACTTACTTATCATTTTAATTAACTACTAGTTTAATTGTTGCCAGTAGTTGAGTTGTCTGTCTCTGTAATACCACCGGTACCTTCTAATGCCGCTGTTCCTCCAATTGAATGATTAGCATTATCAAATTTAATCATAACTGTAATAACTAATGGATCACTTGTAGCATAGTTGTTCTCACCGTAGTTGATGTTTTGGATATAGCAACCTGCTAATTCCCAACTATCAAGAACATTCGTTTCTGAACTACCGTCTAAGTTGTCGATTATTGTTACAAACTTGTAGTTACCGCCGGAATTTTGTCCGGATTGTGCCGAATGGTCCATTTGCTTCTGTAACTGTTTAGCTAGTTGATTGCCAACTGCACCAGTTATATCGTCTCTTACTGTTAACGTAATAGGATCCCATGTATGCTTACCAGCCATAAAGATCCTAGAGTTGTAAACGTCAAGAACAATGTCGTCATGCGTTACACTAGGACGACTAACACTTACCACTTGACTAGTTAACTCTGTTTCGTCTCCTTCGCCTAATTGAGTAAAGGTAACCCGAAATCTATAAGATAACTTAGGACTAACAAGTGCGGCATCCGTTGTTCCCGGAACGTTAAATTTACTTACTGAAACTGCCATTTTCTTATCTCCTTGTGTTTATTTATACATTACTGCCGGCGATCGCGCCGGTGTTGACAACACGAATTGGAATATAGATAAATTCAGCCGCTTTAACTGGCTCAATTGCAATATCAATATATAATTCGTTTCTGTCTATTCTTGCGTTTGTGTTGTTTGTTTTATCACAAACTACTAAGAAATCGTATACAGCTCTCTTAGAAACCATATCTGCCATAAAAGCATTGAACACTAATAATATACGATCTCGTGTAATCTTATCGTTTGGTTCAAATATGAACGGACGGGCTACAATATCAAATCTTTCACGCAAGTGAGCTAGTAGACGTGCAACGTTTACTCGATCAAGTGCTGAAGAGAACGGATGAAGTGTCTTCTGTCCCCAAAGGTAAAGTCCCGTTCCTGGGAAGTTAACTAATGGGTTAAGATTCTTTTCATAAAGTGCATCACGTTGTCCATTATTAAGTGCAATATTCTTAAACTCATTCTCTGATGTAACAACACCAAAGTTACTAACACCACTTGCTTGTCCTCTGGTTAAACCAGCTGGAGCAAACCATGGATAAGCTACTTCATCGTTATAAGCATATGCTCTTAGTACTGCATGACTAGCTGGTACTGCAACATCATTTCCTGACAAGTCAGTTGATAGTGCTGAAGGGTAGTAAAGTGCAATCGACGCATTTCTTGTTGTCAATCCATCTTCACCGTTAGTACCTGCATTTGTTCCAAGTGCCCATGTATTAATATCTGATGTTCTACTAGAAAGTTTCATAGGAGTATCAGCAATAATAAATGCAGTTTCCTTACGATCAATATTTAGTGTTAACATCTCATCAATACACTCAGGATATCCTGGAGTTGCAATTAAGTTAAATGTAAGAGTTTCGTCTCTTAATTCTTCACCGCCTGTTAAGATTGATTGTAATCTTTTAGCAACAACACGGCGTTGAGCTTTATCAAACGCATACAGAGAACCAGCTTTTGGTCCAGAGTCTCTATTTCCTGATTCGCTTTGGAAGAATCCTTCTGCCTTATTCCATTTCTTAACGTTACCAGAACTTACTGCTGTATTAAACAGTAGAATTCCTTGTGGGAAGAAAAATGGATTTGGTGATTCGTCATCCATTGCTGTAGCAACACCACCTGCTCCTGATGTATCTCCCGGAGTTGCTGTTAAGTCATTAAACAGTACACCATTTGGAGTAGTTTGATCTGCATTATCATGAGATACAAAATCTGTTCCATCATATTGTTTAATGAAAGGATAGTTTACCATATCGTTTGTATCAACCCAAACATCACCAGTAATCGGTGAGGCAGGTTCGATAGTGTCAACAGTAACATTTGAGATTGGCTCCCAACCTGATGTGTTTCTTTTATAAATGTCAACATCATCTCCAGCATCATACCAAAGTGTACCATCTGCAATATCACCAACTGGTGCTGTTGCTTTAACTTCTTGTGTATTTGCTGAAAAAATTGAACCATCATATCTACGAACTTCAAAGTTTGCTTCAGTTGCTACTGGAACCCTAATGTAAATATCATTTGCATCTAACGATACACCAAATGCCGTTGCGGCCGCTGTATCATCAGCATATGCAACTAGTTGATCTGGAAGATTTGGTCCAATAATCTGTTGATTGAAAGCACCAGTTGAAGAACTGTACTTCTTAACAACAGGCTTAAAGCCGTTGTTTGGTGAAGTTACTTTAAACCAAACATCACCTGATGTTGGTGTTGGAAAATCATAGTGAGGTGCAATATTAACTGAACCTGTAATTGTTGCAGATGTTAGTTTTACCCAAACACCTGATTCGTTTTTATAAAATTCTTTTAGAGCAAGTGACACATCAAGGGCATAATCCCCATCTGAACCACCTGTTGGTGCTCCATCAAACAATTTTACTGTTTGTTGGATCCATGCAGTTCCATTTCCTTCAAAAATTCCAAAGGAGGTTGAAGCTGTATCAAACCAATATGTGTTATTTAAAGGTTCGCCTGTTGGGGCGACCGCTAGTGGTTCCATTTCTTCTACGTTTAAATCTGCACGACAAATAATTGCTCTGTTTGCTACGCCTAAATAGTAATAAGCGGCAAGTAAGCCATATTCGTTTAATTCATGTCCGTGTACAGGAGTACCGTCTACGATTGTAAATTCTGGTTCTCCGTATAATTGAACGAGTTCTCTTTGACTAGTTATAGTAAGAGGTAATCCAGCATATTTGGACTTAGTGTACTCTGCAATAGTGCCGTCTGGTGCAAGTTTATTAGATCTTGTTGCAACAAAAATTGCAGGAACTGTTCCATTACCGGCGGATGCATATGCGGATTCGTCTATGACGGATACGCTAACACCTGGGGAAACTAAAGTTGCCATTATATTTTTCTCCGAGTTAAATTAATTTCTAGGGCATCAGCCCTTCTCAAGCATATTTAGCAAACTGGAGCAAAAAACCGGCTATTTATAAGGGTATGTTATTTTACTGATCTGAGGACAACGTTGTGCTTTTTAAATTAAGTTTGTTTCTTGCAAGCATATCAACATTAAAAACAAGCCTGTCTAAATCACTATTATTATCAATAGTAAAATCGCACATCCATTGTTCAATACTCATACTACTGGGATCTTCACTAGGTAAATGATCTCCTCTGTCAACCCAAATAGCATAATCAAATATACCTTCATTTTGCATTGCAAAATATTCACGTTTGTTACGCAATCCGCAGTAAATATCATGTTTTGCAAATAAATTACGACCAAGTCTTGCTAAGTCAAAACTGCAATACTCATGAATCATATTATACCATTCAGTACGATGGTTATGCCTATCTGCATAACACTCTTCTTCGTCTACATAATTGTATTTTTCTTTTAGATCGTTAAAAATAAAGAGTTCAGAGCAGAATTTTGAGCTTGATTGGAATGTGTAACTGTATGTTGATAACAATTCGCATACTGTATCTTTACCGTGACGTCCGTGTCCTACAACTAATAATTTTGGTAGCGGCATTTTAGATTCCTAATTTAAGTATATATTATAACAGTAATTAACACCAATGTCAATAGTAATGTTAGCCAAAGATAAAACTAATAGGAGTTCCACCATCTACGTAATTTATTAGGTCTTGATCTAATTTCTCAATTTCTGCTTGGGATTGGGCAATAAGGTCGTTACCGTTTAATGTAACACCACCACCCGGGCCTGCTAACGAACCAAACTTACTACGAGCTTGTCCTAATGCCATTTTTGCAGTTGCTAAAGCATAATCCTTTAACCAAGGTTGGGCATGCGAGTCTGCTAATAGCATTTCATCTGGTTTATAATTATAAGTGTGTAGAATACATTCCTCGTCACTTCTAATTTTTCGTTGTAGGTGTAATTGCTTAGAAACTTCATTCCAGTTAAAGATAATATAAGCACCAAACATCTTACCCATTTGTTCTCTATAACCCATATATAATTCAAAAGTAGCAAGTCCGCCACCTCTACCAGCATTAAGCATATACATGTTTAAATACCCTGCCTCAAATGGCTCAAAGTCAGTTGCACTGGCAGAAATACCACCTGCGTTCCTTCTATATATTTGTCTAACCTCAATAATCTCGTTTGGCAAAGTATATGTACTTTGTTGAGGCTGTAGTTTAAGCACTAAGAAACTTTCTTCGACTGCTCTGCTACTACGTTGGCGGTACTTGGCAACTGCTTTATCAATTGCCATATCATAATGATCTTTATCCAACTCAACATCAATCATTCCTTCACCGAGGTTTAATTGAATATATTTTATAACTTTGTTGCGTTCTGTAGTAATTGCCATAAATTAGCCTCCATGTTATTTATGGCAACTAGATCGAAATATATCAGTATCTACTTTATAACTTTAAGCAATATAGTCTCTGGTGAGATACGTGGACGCAATCTCACCTCTGTTCCTTTAATATTACCTAAGAATTTACGCAATTCAGCTCTACTAGACGATTTCCATTTAGTAAGTTGCTCTTCAGGTTTACGCAACGTTTTAGAAATGCTCCTAGTTTCATCTTGTCCAATAATACTAGTGCTTTTAACTGTTAGATAAGACACTGTCATATCATTATGCTTTGTAGAAACAAATCTTCCTAGTTTCCTTGTTTTGGTATTATATGTCCAAAGCTCTGAACATTCTATAATATCCCTAGGATCAATACTTTTAAATTCCAGGTCGCCGAGTTTAAACGTCTTAAGGTATTTGAGATTTCGTACAACCTTGTCTGGAGTAACTATTCTCTTCTTTGGTTTTGCTCTAGTTGAAATCTTCATCGACTTATATGCATTAGCACCATCAATAATCGACTGTATAAATTTGATGAAGTTTTTTGCATCTCGTTTGCCTAGATGTGCATATGCTTCATTTAATTGTTCACATTCACCTTTTAGGTATTCTTCTATTTCTACAATTAATGGCTTATAAAATTCAACAATCTTTGGAGCAGAATTTGCGGCTAACCCTTGTGTATTAAGAAATTTGTAAGTATCAAAACTCTTCCCTTCAAGTGTAAAATCGTCAACTGCTCCTTCAATCTCTCCAATTATTTCATATAACTGTTCTCGCAAACGATCCTGGATAGTCTCTTTAGGTACTACTCTTTTTCCCTCGATTGCTTTCTTTTCTTCAACAATAGTTAATCCTATGTTATAAAGTTCGTCTAAAATTTTATGCAAATATTCACTTAGAGGAGCAACTGTTCCCATAGTTCCTGCAAGTGATTCCCAATGTTCAATATATGCAGGGTGTGTATCTGGCCATCCTCTTGATAGCAATCTAGCACTTGCTCCTACACTAGGTCCATACCTATTATCTGAGACTTTATTAAGAGTGCTTGCTTTATCTTTATAATCTGGATGGGCTTTTGCATAAGCAACTATCCAAGTTTTATAATCGGAATTTTTTCGTTCCAATCGGTAATATTCAACAATACGACGGTACAGTTTGCTATATTCTGGTCCAGTAAGTGTTTCAACGTTCTCAAATTGAGGTTCACCGGTGTTTACACGCCTAGCGGCACGGGGTTTCTTCTTCTTTGTTACTTTTGGCAAGGCCATGGATTGAACTCCTATTTCTGACTAACTATAGTAAGTATACACTCTTTATCCCTTGGAGTCAACCTTTATTTTAGATACGGTAAATACAATATAAGATACGAAGGAGTTTTTATGCCAAGAATTCAGCTTTGGAATAGCGAAAAAGGAAACGATTATCACTATCAAGATCGCCTTATACGGGAAGCCGTTAATGCCGGTGGTACGTCAATTTATGTACACAAATACCTAGGTCCTGCTTCACAAGGAGAGACTGGTGATCCTGCACAACCAAATTTATCTGCACAAGGTGATGTTTCGGAATTAGATATCCAAGACTTATTGTTTCTAGAAAATAGAGATAGGATATATGATACCACTATTTACGAATTAAGAGGAACATATAATGTTGCAGATCAGGATTTTGATTTAAGCCAATTTGGATTGTTTTTAAGTGCTGATACTGTTTTTATCACATTCCATACAAACGATATGGCCGCAATACTTGGTAGAAAACTTATGGCAGGTGATGTTATAGAGCTACCTCATTTAAATGACGACTTGCTATTAGATGCTACTAAAAAGAGCATTAACAAATTTTATGTAGTAAATGATGCATCAAGGGCCGCAGAAGGATTTGGTCCAACATGGTGGCCTCATTTATGGAGAATTAAGGCCGCGCCAATGATGGATGCACAAGAATACAGAGGCATACTTGGTGATCCTGAAGATGAAGACAGCTTAAAGAATTCATTAAGTACATATCAAAGAGAAATTGATATATCTGAAGCTATTATTGCATCGTCGGAAGTACTAGTACCTAACTCAGGGTTATGGGACGATTCACCATTTGCTGGAGAGAAAGAGGGTACAGAACCTACATCAATTCCAGATAGCGGACCAGTTAGTGATATAGCAGTTGGCGGGTTACCTGATAAAGGTTTAGTAAATTCAGGACTAAGTTTCCCTAATAATGCAGAACAGCAAGAATTCTTTATAAGAAGCGATTTTGTTCCAAACAGATTATTCCAGTTTATTGGCAAGAAATGGCTTAGAGTATTTGACAGTGTAGAAGAAGTAGGATTTGGTGGTGATTTGAGACCGAGGACAGTAGTTAATAAGTTTATCAATAATGATGCAATTACACGTTCTTCTAATCCAGCTTCTGAAGGTGGAATAACTCCAGAAAAAGCAACGCTTTCGAAAGTGTTTAAGAAACCTAGGACAGATGACTAATGGCACAAACATATTTTTATGATCAACAGATCCGAAGATGGCTAATACAATTTATGAGATTGTTTGGAGGCTTTTCTGTAAAGATGGGCAAGGACGAGCAGGGTGCTGATTTCTTCCAAGTAGTACCTGTTAGATATGGTGATACTAGCAGAATGGCATCACACATTATTAGAGAAAATTCGGAAAATAAAATTAATACGGTTCCATTTATATCTGTTTATATTGCTGAATTACTTCCTAATCCTGACAGAAGATTAAATCCAACACATGTTGGTAAAGCACAAGTATTAGAAAAAAGATTTGACTCTGATCAAGGACAGTTTTTAGATGAGATTGGCGAATCATATACATTAGAAAGGGTTGCTCCTATCCCTTATGATTTAACCCTTAATGTAGATATATGGACAAGTAATACAGAACAAAAATTACAACTACTAGAACAGATACTATTATTATTCAATCCAAGTGTTAATTTACAAAGTAGTGATAATCCTTTTGATTGGACAAGTTTAGGAGTTGTTGAATTAATTAACACTACGTGGTCAGCAAGACAAATTCCAATGGGGAATGATGATATTATTGATGTGTCTAGTTTAATATATTCTTTACCAATTTACTTAACACCTCCAGCAAAAATTAAAAGGCAAGTTCTCATCCATAGTATATTACAATCAGTGTTTGATGATAAAGGTGACATAGGTCTCGAAAGTTTAAATCTTAATTTTAATAACAATTCACAACGACAATGGATTACATTTGAAAATAGACATATTAAAGTAAATTCAGATAATATTGAGCTTCGTAATACTGATAATAGTAATATTGATAAAAATCAAGGTAGTGATTTATTAGATTGGGAAGATCACTTTAATTTACACGGAGGGTTTAAGCCCGGTATTACTGAAATACGATTACGGATTGGACCAAGTGCATCTTTTGCTGATGAGGCTGATGAGGTTATATTAGTCTGTGATAGTATAGTTTC